TAAATGGCGAATCCCTATTCAAAATTTTTAAAAGGTGAAGACAAAATGCAGCGTGCAATTATTAATTATTTAGAATTACAATATCCGGACGCGGTATTCACCCACCCAATGAATGAAGGCAAACGAACACCGTTTGAACAATACAAAATGAAATATTTAGGGACAAAGCCGGGGATTCCGGATTTATTAATATTTACGCCAAACGCTAATTTCAGCGGTTTAGCGCTCGAATTAAAATACAAGTATAACAAACCCACGGAAAGACAACAAAAGTGGCTTAAATGGCTTAAAAACTGCAATTGGGCGGCGATTTGGTCAAATGATTTGGAACAATGTATTGAAACAATAGACAAATATTTTAAAAATGAATTAAAAATAACACCACAAAAATGAAATATCATACCATTTATTTTGACGATAAAAATCAAAAAATTCGTTTCACACAAAGTTCACCGGACGACATCGCGGTTACGTACAACTACATTGGCAAATCAACCCGCGTTGAATTTGATTTATTCATTGATTTACTATGGTATAAATTTGAGGACGGCGACATTGAATTGGACCAACTGAAAAAAATATTTGACGATTTGCGTTCCTTTTGCGACCACATAAAATATAATTTGATTTTGTAGTTATTTTTTATAAATTTGTTTTTTGCGTCGCGGCAATAAAATTTTACCAAAACCCTATTGATGAAGCGACCGCGACCGCCGATTTGATAGGGTTATTTTTTAAATATGCAATACAATAAGATTTTCAAGCCAAAAAAATTTGACCGTTTTACGGTTGTTCCGAATGCTATATTTAGACACAAAGGCATTTCAGCAACCGCCACGGGTTTATATTGTTGGCTTTTTTCCCACGATTCAAACACCGAAATGACCGTGAAATTTATCTGCGGACATTTCAAAGAAGGCAAAGACGCCATAAATAAAAGAATTAAAGAATTGATTGAAACGGGTTTTTTGGTGCGAGTTGAGATTCGCAAAGGCGGAAAATTCGCGGGATATAATTACCACTTAAATGACACCGCAACCGGAAAAACCGGCGCCGGAAAAACCGCGGCGGTTTTTACCGCTGCGGTAAATCCGCAACAAAGTAATACTAATATAAACTATATTAATAAAGAAATACTAATAAAAGAAAATACCACAAAATCGAAAAAGCGCCAATTTAACGATAAAACTAAAACGGCGTTTCCGCATTTTGCAGCCTTATTTGATTTGAAATACCGCCCCAAAACCGAAAACCAAAAAATCAAATGGTTGGATTGTTTGGAAAAACTGCAAAGGTTGGACGGTTACGATTTGCGCGAGGTTTACAATGTTTCTAAAAATTTGCGAAATGATGAGTTTTGGCAAAACAATTTTTTATCAATTCTAAAATTAAGGAACACCGACAAAAACGGGATTAAATACATTGACCGTTTTATGGTCCAACATAAGGCAAAACAAAAACCGGTTGGATTTACTAAAATTAAAAACCTTAAAGAATTTTTTATATATAAAAACCCGTCCAACGGAAAAAAGGAAGTCGGCGCCAAAACTAAAAACGGCGACATTTACGAATTTCAAATCCGGGGTTTAATGATGTCAAACGAATTCAAGGAATTAAAAAATTACGTTTTAAATGAATTATAAAAAATTCAAAATCCCGGAAAAACTTAAAAATAATGTTTGGCATTTCGTCAATCAAAATAATATGGGCAACCGCTTTGAATTCAACGGTTCAATGGAACAACAATTCGTTGGATTGATTGGCGAAATAATGGTCAAAAGATTGTTTGGTTTAAATCACGAATTCAAAAATGGTTTTGACGGCGGCTTTGATTTGGTTTACAAAGGCTTAAAAATAGACGTTAAAACAATGGGTCGAACCGTAAACGTCAAAGATTATTTTGTAAATAATTTCGTGGCGCATCAATCAAAATTTGATTGTGATGTTTATATATTTTGCTCACTTAATAAAAAAACAAATGAATTGACAATTTGCGGTTATTTAAATAAAAAAGAATTGTTGAAAAAAGCCGCCTACATAAAAAAAGGCGATACAATGCACCGTGACAATGGAACGTCATTCGTAATGAAAACAAGTAATTATCAAATTGAAAATAAAAAATTAAAAAACATTGAAAATTTATTTTATTATTTACCAAAAATTTAAAATATTTTTTTAGATTGCATGCGAAAAACAAAAAACAATGAAAACATTCAACGATTTCGGAATTGACATCGGCAACAAATCGACCGGTAAAATAAAAACCCAATGTCCACAATGCAGCCACACACGAAAAAACAAACGTGACAAATGTTTGTCCGTTGATATTGACAAGGGTTTATTCAATTGTCACAACTGCGGGTTTTCCGGCACAACTAAATTTGAAAAGAAAAAAGAATTTATCCGCCCGGAAAAAATAAAAGTAAATTTAACCGAACGCGTTATCAAATGGTTTGGTGAACGCGGCATTTCAGAACCAACACTTCAACATTGGAAAATCGGCGAATCATTGGAATATTTTCCGCAAGTAGGTAAAAAACGCCGGGCGATTAATTTCAACTATTATCGCGAAAATAATTTGGTTAATGTCAAATATCGTGACGGCCAAAAGAATTTTAAAATGGTTTCCGGTGCTGAATTAATATTTTACGGCCTTGACAATATTAAAACAATGGAAAAAATATTTATTGTTGAAGGTGAAATTGACGCATTGTCATTGCACGAAGCCGGGATTTATTCGGTTTGTTCCGTTCCAAATGGCGCATCAAAAGGAAATCAACGTTTGGAATATTTGGACAATTGCTTTGAATATTTTAAAGACAAAAAAGAAATCATTCTTTGCACCGATAACGACAACCCCGGTATTCAATTGCGTAATGAATTGGCGCGACGCTTCGGTGCGTATCGTTGTAAATACGTCGATTTCGGGGACTTTAAAGACGCTAACGAGATATTGACGACAAAAGGGGCCGAAACTTTGCGAAACGTTATTAAAACGGCTAAAAACTTTCCATTGGAAGGCGTGTTGAATTTAGATAATATTTGGCAAAGTGTTTTGACATATAACGAAAACGGCGTCAAAAACTATTCTATTGGATTACCAAACGCCGATAATTATTTTAAAATGGAATTGGGGCAATGGTCCGTTGTGACCGGTATTCCGAATTCCGGTAAATCGGACGTAATGGACCAAATTTGTTGTAATATGGCAATCAAATACGATATGCGTTGCGCTATGTTTGCGCCGGAATCGTTTCCTTATGAGGGCCACATTAAACGAATAGCGAATAAATTAAACGAAACTAATTGCAACAACGAACAATTAAATCAAACAAAAGATTTCATTCAAGACCATTTTTTTTGGGTCAAAATAGATTTGGAAAATCTAACATTAAAAGGGATTTTAAACGCGTTCCGGGATTTGGTATTCCAAAAAGGAATAAACGTTTGTGTGATTGACCCGTGGAATATGTTAGACCATTCAGCGCAACGGGACCATTCTTACATTGGTCGGGCGCTTTCTGAAATAACACAATTTTGTCAACAAACAAACACCCATTTGTTTTTGGTGGCGCACCCGCGCAAAATTGAATCCGAAAATGGACGCTATAAAAAACCAACGCTTTATGATATAAGCGGTTCCGCCGATTTTTTCAATAAGGCCTACAACGGTTTGATTGTTTACCGCTGCATTGGTGAACGTACCAAATTCAAATCCGACGTGGTTAAAATATACATTGAAAAGGTTAAACGAAAAGAAAATGGACAATTAGGCGATTTTGACATTGCACCGGATTTTAAAAATGGCGGGATTTATAAAGACATTGAATTGGAAACCAAAAAATTTGAAGTTATTAAAGATAATATCCCGTTTTAATTATGGCAAAGGCAACACAACCCACCCCGGAACATCAAAAGGCGCTTAAATGGTGCTTAAAAAACGAAATAAAGGTATCACATCACCCGACATTGAAAGGTTTACGTGTTGAAATAAACAATCGCGGCACCCG